ATCATTGAAGAAGCAGAGGGTACAAGAGATGGTTACGTTGATGCTTATAATGATTATATAGTATCTACATGGAGCCAAAGAGATAATGTTGAATATAGAATAAGAATTGACTACAGTAGTATTGATGCTTTACAGGAAGATTTAACAAAAAAATCAGTAGGCCAAAAAAATCAAAGCGAAATAATAAGGGCAATTGTTGAAGGGATAGGAACTAAATGGAGTGAAATATCAGCAATTGAACAATTAATAATGATTTTAGGTGTTACAGAAGAAAAAGCAAAAATTTTAATTGATAAAAATGGAATTACAACAGAAAATAGCCAAACACTATTGCCTTAAAGCAGCTAATACCCTATCCGTTAAAGTGGATGAGGGTGATAGAATTGTTAAAGGGATAGCGAACACTTACTTCTTTATTGATGAAGATTACGACATGCTTGTTACTGGGTGTGCGTTGAAATCAATCAAAGACAGGGGAGTAGAGAGTAAGGCGGTTTCAAAAATCAAACATCAGGCGGATCATTCGCTTAAGACTTCGGAAGTTGTTGGAAGATTAACTGTACTCGATGAAAGGGTAGTTGATAAAAAAACAGTCCTTTATTTCGAAAGTAAAATACCAAAAACATTAAAGGGTGATGACCATTTGCAAAATTACATTGAAGGTGTTTATGAGAATCATTCTATCGGATTTCGTTATCGGGACATAAGATTTGCTAAAAAAGATAGTGAAATAGCGAAAGAGCGTAATTTATGGAATGAGTATTATCCATTAGCTTTAAACCCAAAAAAGGCGGATGAAAATGGATATTTTTTCGTTGTAAAAGAAATTGAATTATTTGAAATCTCAGTTGTTTCCTTTGGCAGCAATTCACTTACTCCAAACCTGACAGGAAAGGGGAAGGATTTCATAAAAAATATAAAGGCAGAAATCAACACAAGATTAGAAAGCCTAAACGAGCAGCTTAAAATGAACGCTGATGTTGAAGATTTTAAAACCATTGATTTGGAGATTCTTCAATTGAGGCAAATTGTTGAAGATTTAGAATTAAAAGAGCCGTTGAAAATAGACACTCAGGAAGATGAGCCGTTGAAAATAGACACTCAGGAAGATGATGAATCAGGAAAACACAAATTATTTACAAACATTGTTAAAAATTTATAAAAAAAATGAGAAAATTAAAAGAACAATTTCAAAAAAGACTATCATTATTCGCCTTACTAAGTTTGGCATTTTTAATTGTTAGCACAGGAATAGCCTGTTATGGTATGGATTCAGAAACATTGACACATAGCGTGTCTGTTGCTGGTTTCTCTGCCGGATTGCCAATATGGTTTGTTGTTAAAGATAGCGTTACATCGTTTAAAACTTTATCCACTGAGGAGGTTGAAAAACTAACTGAGGAGGAGAAAGGAAAGTATTTAGCCGATATGATAAAGGATAATAACACCCAATTAGAGGCACTGAAAGCTGATATGCTGAAAAATAATACAACTGAATTGGAGAAAAAATTTAACACATTGTTAGAAACTCAAATAAGTGTATTGAAAACAGCAAGTGAAGCACAAGGAGCAGCATTGGCAAAACTTCAAAAAGAGTTGGAAAGCAAGGAAAAAGAAGGTGGAGAAGGAAAGAAAACAGAACTAATCACTTTTATTGAAAGGGATAAGACTGAAATCTTAACTAAAAAAGCCAACGGAATGGAATTAATAATGCTAAAAACAGCAGCGTTAATGACAACGGCTAATGTTATTCCTAATGCAACAGATGGTTTCAATCAATTATTCGGAAATTATATTGATGCGAATCTTTATACTGTTCCAAAGCCTGAGAATTTTATTCTTGGTTTGGTTGATACTCAGACTGCTCCAGGCACAGAAAATATCTGGTATGTTCAAAGAATCAATCTTGAGGGTGATGCACAGTTCATTGCGGAAGGTGCATTGAAGCCTCTTGCTGATGGTGAATACAAAGAGTACAAAGCTGATATTAAAGAGGTGGCAGTACGATGGAAACTTTCAAACAGATTGATTAATCATGCTCCAACAGTTGTATCTGATTTCAGACAACATGCAACTGAATTGGTTGAACAGGTGATTGATACCGATGTGTTGACAGGTGATGGAACAGGTAATACTGTTAATGGTGTAGCTGATTTAGCCTCTCCCTTTATTGTTCCAACTGGTTTAGCCGGTTATTATGATTTACCCAACATCTTAGATGCTATCATGGCAGTTGCTACTTATGTTCGTTTGAATAATTTCAAAGGAAAATTAACATGTGTATTAAACACCGTATGGATGGCAAAGATGCTTGGAATCAAAGACCCGACTACCGGAATATATATCATCGCTCCATTTGTTACTCAGGACGGAAAGAGAGTTGGTGAAACAACTGTTCGATTTGAGAACAAAATGCCAGAGGATAAAATCTTACTTGGTGATTTGAAACAATTCAAAGTGAGAATATCAGAGCAAACTAAATATTACGAAGGCTGGGAAAATGATGATTTCTCTAAGAATCTTTCTTCAAGAAAAATTGAAAGTTTCTTAGGAACTTATTTCCCTTCTAATTTAGCAGGATCAATCATCTATGATGATATTGATACTGTGTTGACTGCAATTGCAACAACATAAAATCAACTCCTCCCTATCTATATGGTAGGGAGGTTATTTATTAACTTATTATTAAAAAATATGGCAAAAGAAATGAAAACAATGGATGCTAAAGGTATGCTCCAAAAGCATGGAAAAAAAGGTACTAAAATATTTTATGGTACAAGAAAAAAAGTAAAAGTTGTGGAGGAAACTCAATTCTTAAAAAAAGGAAGGGAATTAAATCCACATGAAATAATGGCTGACCAGTTGATTGAAGACGGTATAGCCGTTGCCCTATAAAAGATTAATTCTTTTAGCCCCCAAACGGCTCACACTTTAAACGGTGTGGGCATTTGGCGGTAAAAGACGATGAATAAATTAGCTATAATATTACCAATTTATCAAAGGCATCAAATAACAACGTTGTGCCTGAGAAATTTATGGCATCAATGGTCAAAGTATGGAATTGAAGTATTTGTTGTCGGAAGTGAAGGTGAGCAATCAAAGGAACTTGTTGAGCATTTCGGATTTAATTATCTTGAGTATGAAAATAATCCGCTGTCTGAAAAATTAAACGCAATACTTGAAAAGACGAAAGGATATGATGGTGTGATACTAATGGGGTCAGATAACTTTATATCTGATAGCGTTATTGAGTATTATCAAACTGTTGATTGTTCGGTAAATGCGATGTATGGCTTTGATGATTTACATTTTTATTCAACAACTTCAAATTTATTAGCAACAAAAAGCTCGTACAACTCAATGAAGATGAGTGTTGGTGTTGGTAGATTGTTCACAAAGGAATTGTTAAAGTCTTCTGGTTATAGACTATGGCGTGAAAACCTAAATAGGGGGCTTGATAATTCTTGTTACAAAACAGTATTATCGTTGAAATCAGAAACAATTAAGATAAAATATACATCTGATTATTTCATCCTTGACGTTAAGGATGAGTTAAACATATCTGATCCTGCGGTTTTAAAAACCTGTAGAAAGAAATGTGAGTTAGATTTATTAAAGAAATACATTCCTTACATCGCTGATGATATTTTAAGATTAAAAACATATAAAAAAATTACACGTATGAAAACATTAAAGCAAAATCCGATAAAAAAACAACGTGAGCTTGTTAAGATTGAAATAATCAAAGACATAGCGGGCATGAAAGTTGGAGATACTCGTTCTGTTACAAAAGCAATAGCATCAAAAGCCGTATCTCATGGATGGGCTAAGATTGTAACACAGCCTGTTCAGGAGGTTATAACAATAAAACCTGTTAAGGAAATCAAACAAGAAATTAAGATGATAAAACCTGTCAACAAAGAATCTTACGCTGAAAAGTTAGAGAAAAGTTTAGAAAAGAAAAGTCCTGCAAAAAATAAAACCGTTAAAAAAGGAACCGGAACTAAAAAAACAGGTAAAAAGAAATGAGTTTATTTATTAAAATAGCAGACTTTGAGAAAATTGTACCACAGGATAAATATACTGTGACCAATTTACAAAAGTATTTAGACGATTTAGAAGAACCGTATTTGATTAAATTACTTGGCGCTACGTTATTTGACGAATTTAAAACCGATTTTGAGATTATCGGAACAGAACCGACCGAACAAAGATTTAAAGATCTATGGAACGCTTTTCATGAGGACTTTAATTATTTGATTTACATTTCAAAAGGTATCAAAGAAATGCTCGTAGGTTTCATAGCATTTGAATTTCTAAGGGATGAAATGACAAAAAAAACAATTGGTGGTTTAGTTCAAAATGAACAGGTGAATGGTGTTATCGCATCATTTCAGAGTAGTGATTTATTAAATCTTCACAATATGTCGGTACAAACGTACCAATCTATTCAATGGAAAATAAATCAGGATTTGACCACTTACGATGGATTTAATGGTATTTACATGAAAATATCAATAGGATAAAAAAATAATTTTAAGCTGCAAAACTAAAATTATTAATAATTAAAAATTAAAAGAAATGAGTACAACAAGTTGTATAACCGCTCAAAAAAATTTAGGAATCCCAAATTGCCTAATTGTTGCGGATGTAACCAAACGACTAATGTTCGTTAATTACTACAAAGAAGATGGGACAGTTAATGGAATTGATTTATCGACATTACCGGCAGGAGTTCTTACCCCAACCGTGTGGGATGCTTTAATAAATAATCTTTCGGCTGCCGACAGGTTTTATCTAACACCTCAATTAAATCTTGTAACGGATGTTCGTGAGGACAGAGTTATGCAGGATGTAGGTGGTGGAGTATCTTTGCCAGTTAGACAAGGAGCAAGAAATTTTGAAGCCTCTGTGTTTTTGGCAGACCCTACATGGCTTGGGAATATGCAGGGATGGGAAGGCAAGATTGTCGGTGTTTTCAACATTGATAAAAGTGGTAACATCATCGGTAATGGAGCGACAGACGGGTATTTATATCCCCGAATGATTCAGAGAAATTCAATTTCCTCCGATTTAATCCCTGGAGGCGATGACACTTTACAAAGTGTTAAGTTGAAATTTCAGATTTCCGAATTAGAAAAAGATAAAAATATCGGAATGATAAGCAACGCTATGATAACTGCCGATGTTGCCAATTCATTGCCGTTGGTTGATGTTGTTTCTGATGAAACAGACAATATTACAACTACCGGATTTGATGTTCAGTTGCGAACTGAATACAATGGATTGACTGATAAGATTCAGGCGGAAGGATTGGAAGCATCAGACTTTTATGTGTACAATGAAACGCAAAGTTCTGTTGTTACGCCAACTATCACTGAAAATGTTGGAGATACATTGAATTACACTTTTGCTTTTTCGGCACAAGTAGCAGGAGATGTATTAAGGGTTCAAAATAAAATAACCGGAACATTGAGTAAAGGCTATGATATTGAGACATTCTACATTTCAATACCAACTTAATAAATATTGAGGGGGTGAAATTCCCCCTCTTTTTTATTGTTATGGCTAAATTTTTTGGAGATTTAATAAAGAGGTTAGAAAAATTTAAGCAATTAAACGCTGATGAACTTGCTTATCAACTGACAAGAACAGGCAATTTTCAGGATTTAGTCATAGAATTGAATACGGAAGACCAACTGTATAATAAGGGTGAGGATAGTAAGGGGAAAAGATTAAGCGACATTGGTGGTGATTATTCGCCTGTAACCATTGAAATAGCAAGGAAAGAAGGCAGACCAAAGAAAAGTGAAAGTGATATTAATCTTTACGATACGGGAGAATTTTACCACAGTTTTGAAGTTCATCCGTATAAGGGAGGTTTTGAAATAGATGCCGATCCGATAAAAGGAGAGGATAATTTATTTGACAATTGGGGAGAGGATATAGTTGGGTTGAACGATAAGAATCTACAAATAATAATAGATGAGCATAAGAAATATTTTCAGGAAAAAATCAGAGGACTTTGATTGTTTTAGCTCAATAAAGGAACTGCCTGTTGAGACATGGTTCGATATTCACGAAACTGGCGACCTATTATTATTATTTAAGGACAGAAAAAAAGCATTTTTAACACCAAAATTAAACACACTATTTGATGAAATATACAATAGTTTTATCAATACATTTGGATTGAGCGACGAATACTTGCTCGACATCGAGAATGAGCGACAAATGGCTATAATGAAAGCTGATTTGATTATAACCGGAAAAAAGCATTTGAAGACTTTAATTGAAATCAGAAAATTACGAAAATCACCAATAAGCAAACCTGTGGAATTAGGTAAGATATTAGCACAACTCGGGAAGTATTATGGTTATTTTTTGAATGAGAAAATATCTGTTTATCAATACTATTCACATCTAAACGCGATAAAGAAAAATGGCTAAAAGAGTAGAAAATAGCGACCTTTTTTCGGGAGATGTTTTTTTAAAAACAAAGCAGGATGTTGAATTGCTAATTGGTGAAATTACCAAATTAGAGGCAGGGCTTGTATCGGTTGCGAAAGCACAAAAAAAGATATTGGAGAACTCCGATACAAAGAGTATTCAAGGGATAAGAGCAACAAAAAATAGTATTGACAAGCTGAATGAAACCGAAAAGATACATTCAAAATTAAAAGAAGATAGGATAAGATTAGAGAATAAGCTAAAGTCATTGCGGACAAATCAGGCAAAACAAAATTCGGAGCTTAACATTTTAATTCAGCAACAAAATAAGCTGAACAAGCAATCCATTTTAGAAAATGAGAAGTTGTCAGGGGCTTATGCAGCACAATCAGCACGCTTAAATAGGTTAAGGAAGGAATACAAAGATTTAGCAGTAAGCACAGGAACAAGTGGGAAAAGGGCAAAAGAATTAAGAAATGAGATAACCAAGTTAGACACTAAATTAAAACAAGTCGATGCTACTGTTGGACAATCACAAAGAAATGTAGGTAATTATGGTAGTGCATTTAGTAAGTTAGGAGGAGTATTAAGGAGTGGATTAGGTGTATTAGGAATAACAGCAGGAATAGCAGGAATAGTAAGAGGTGTTGGAGAAGCGATAGGAATATTTAAAGATTTTGAAGCAGCCAACAGTAAATTAGAAGCAATTTTAAGAGCTACCACCGATGAGATGGATAGCCTAAAAAAACAAGCAAAAGAATTAGGGGCGACCACTGCATTTACAGCTTCGGAAGTAACAGGGCTTCAAATTGAATTTGCAAAGCTGGGATTTCCAACGTCTGATATTAAGAATATGACTGCATCAACATTGGATGCAGCAGCAGCAATGGGAAGTGATTTAGGTGAGCAGGCAGCATTGACAGGAGCAACATTAAAGGCGTTCGGATTAAAATCAAAAGACACCGCAAGGGTTAATGATGTATTGGCAAAATCAACGACACGATCAGCATTAGATTTTAGTAAGTTAAATGCTTCCATGAGTACTATCGCACCAGTCGCTAAAGCGATGGGATTCGGGTTAGAAGATACGGTATCATTGTTGGGTAACTTATCCGATAGCGGTTTTGACGCAAGTACAGCAGCAACAGCGACAAGGAATATCATGCTTAAATTAGCTGATAGTTCAAGTGTATTAGGAAAAAGACTGAAAGAGCCGGTAAAAGATTTGCCAAGCTTAATTAAAGGATTAAAGCAATTAAAAAGTGAGGGTGTAAATCTATCAGAGGCGTTGGAGTTAACCGATGTTAGAAGCGTTGCAGCATTTAGCACATTTTTAGAAGGCACTGATAGCCTTGAAAAACTAAGTGCTGAATTACATAATGCCGATGGTGCAGCTAAAGAGATGGCAGAAACGATGCTCAATAATTTGAGTGGAGATATGACAAAAGCACAATCCGCATGGGAGGGGTTTGTGTTGAGTTTAGAGGACGGAAGTGGTGTTATGTCAAATGCACTAAGAAAAGCAACGCAGCAATTAACGACATTTTTAGGATTATTAACAGATTTAAACAATCCAGATAAAAAACAATCTTTTGAATCGTTCGCAAATTCGTGGCATAAAGCGATGACAGGGGTGGATTTAGGTGTAAAGACACTCGATGACCATGTTAATAGTATCACTAAAAGTTTTCAGAAATTATCGGATGAGCAGATATTATCTAAAGAAGTCGGGAAAGCATACGTTAAAAGTTTGGTAGATGTCGGATTATCTGCTAAAGGAGCAGTTGAAAAATTAAAAGAATTAAGAGCAGGAGTTGAAACAGAAACAGGGATTATTGATGCTAATACAAAATCGACAAACGCCAATGTTTCAGCAAAAAAGAAGGCTATTGAAGTAACTAAAGATTATTCTAAGGAGTTGGAAGACGTACAAAATAGGTTGATTAAAGATGACTTAGACAGGCAAATCGCTCAAATAGAGACGGAATTTAAGCGAAAAATTGAGGCTATAAAAGGCAATTCTAAAACTGAAAATGAATTAAGGGAATTATTAAGGATAGAACGCAACAGAAAAGAGGATGAATTAATCAAAAAATACGATGATGATGAGCTAAAAAGAGAGAAGGAAAAAGCTGATAAATTACAAAAAATACTTGATGATGCAGCAAAGAAAAGGCTGGACGAAGAAAAGAAACAAGATGATGAAAGGTTTAAGATTGAGCAGGAAAATGAAAAGAAAAGACTGGAACAAAGAAAAGAGTTGACACAGGCAGCGATTGAAATAATATCATCCATGATAGATGAGCAGAATAAAAGAGAGTTGGAAGCAATGGACAAACAAATATCCGCCACATCGAAAAGAGTTGACCAGTTAAACAGAAAGGCAGAATTAGGACAATTGGCTAATGATGAAAATAGAGCGTATGAGGAAAAGAAATTAGCACAACTGGAAAAGGAAAAAATAAAAGAACAGCAAAGACAACAACGTGAACAAGCCTTGTTTACAGTCATTTCAACTTATCAGAATAAAATAGCTAATAATGATCCTAATCCTCTTTTGTCAACAATTAAAGATATAGGAGTTTTGAAAGCATTTGCAGCAACATTAGCCGGATTTTATGAAGGTACGGATGATGTTGGAGCGTCATTAGGTAAACCACAATTAAGCGGAAAAGATGGGCATATTATAAGGGTTGACGGAAAAGAACAGATTTGGTCAGCAAAAGACAGGGAGGAAGTAGGTTATAGGAGTAGGAGGGAAATCAAAGACTTGGTTGGATTAGTTGATAATAAAATCATAAAAAACATCACTAATCAGCCATTTAGCACATCTGCATTTGCATTAAATGGAATGATGAACGAACAATTTTTGAATGAACTATCAGGAATTAAAGAGGCAATAAATAAAATAGACATACCCGAAGGTATGGTTGATATTGACCAGGTGCGAGGATTGATTAATCTTTACTCACGAAAAGCGAACAAAAAAACAATCGAACGAAGTAAACTATTTAGTTAATGGCTGATATTTCAAAAAATACAGAGATAAGAGTTCTGCTTGACGGGCAAGTTGAGGAAGGTCTGATAGAATGGAAAAACATTGAGATAACTGCCAATTATGAAGATGACAATGTGCAGCCATCATTGAGCATTGATAATTTTAATTTTAAATTAAATGCACGTCAAAAAATACTTAACAAAATAGAAGCCGGATTAACAGGAGGAACAGGAATATTTGAAGGGATGCCGTTTGAGATACAAATTTTCAATCAAACAACATCACGAAGTTTCAAAGGTTATTTAGATTTCACAAAAGGTTTTCAGGATTTTCAAGAAGATCAGAATTTATCAGTTAGCATAATGAAGTCTAAGGGATTGGATAATTTCTTTAATCAGATTGATAATTTAACTTATGGCTATCTTGAAAGTATCGGAATAGTAGGGCAGGGTAATTATTCAAGTATTGATTATGTTGTAGAAAAAAAAGTTCAGTTATTAGAACTAATCATGTTAGCAGTAACGACATACGTCATGCTTAAAGAACTAATCGAGAGCATTGTAAGCCTTATTGACACTATAAATAAGACAGTAACATCCGCAATTCCATCCGTTGGGCTTGGCGTTGTCGTTAATATTGGGTCGATTTTGTATGCTGTTTTGTCCATTATATTGAGGGTATTATACATTGCGTTGATATTAGTAGCAATTATAAATATGGGTACGCTAATATTTGAGTTATTTATTTCTCCGAAAAGAACCCATAAAATGATAAATCTGCGAACAGCAATGCAAGTTGTTTGTACACAATTAGGCTATACATTGGATGCACCGGACATATTATTTACAAAAATATATTATTTACCTTCTAACCCAAGAGTTGATGACACAAATGGAATAGGAATAGTTATCCCAAAATCAATAACATCAGGAATCCCTAACAGCCTTGATTACGGCTATAATTGTGGTGAAATGTTTCAATTATGCAAGAGATTAATAAACGGGCGGTTTAAGATTGATGGGACAACTGTTGTTTTAAGGTCTAAAAAAGACCCTTACTGGACGACAACATCGATATTTAACAGAAGTGTACTTTTGAACAACATTGAGTATAACACAGATAAATTAAAACCATCAAAATTAATATCGTTCCAGGTTGACCCAAATGATGAGTACACCATAGATAATTTTACAGGAACGAATATTGAAATCAGAACAATACCGATAACAGTAGCGAATAAAGATGCTGTATTATTAAAGGGTGTTGAAAACATCAGGTTAAATACTGCGTTGGGCAATGTGAAAACAAGTTTCACTCCATTGGAAAACTCATTAAACACTATTGCTGGAATAATAGACGGAATTACTTCATTGTTTGGAGGAGGAACACATCTTGCGAATAAAATAAAAAACAGAATTGGATCGTTAAAAGTATCAGACAATTATCATTCAATTCCAAAATTGCTATATATAGATGGTAGCAAAGTTCCATTCATTCATAGGGCGTTATTTTCTGCAGTTGTGCTTTATGACAATTATCATTATTACGATTCATTTGTGTTGAATAATTTCGGAGGGCAGAGGGAATTAAGAAATAATGTAACTATTCCTTTTGGTTTTAACGATTTTAATACATTAGTCGATAATGCTTATTGCACGATTAATCAAAAAAATGTTAAGATAAATGAGATTAAATGGAAAATTGGACAGGATAATGCGATTATCAATTTTGAAGAAAAAAAACCTTACACAAAGAATTTAAAAGAAATTAAATTAATACCTTAGTAAAATGAATTTTAAATTTGACAATAAAGAATTAGAGGGATTTGCGAACACGTTGAAAAAAGCATTAGCGGATTCAGAGGTGCAATTCAATAATAATATCGCATTGTTGAAAAAAGAAGGTGAGGGCGACAAAGCAGAATCTCTGAAAGATTTATTTTTAAGGGCAAAAACGGGGAAAATGAGTATTGATGAATTTTTAAATGAAGCAAAAAAATATTAACAATGTCGGTTGAAATAAACGTAATATCGCAAAAATACTACAAACAATGGATAAATGATTCTGCATTTTCATCCGACCTGACAAATTATGTCGCTAATTTGGCAGCCCTTGTGATGCAGAAAATTAAACTAATTACTGTTGTAGATGTTCATACTGCGACAAAATCAGGTGTGGCAGCAGCTAATTCACCGGCTAATTTAAGCTGGACATTTACACCAATTGCTCCTTCAACATCAAATACAGTTACAATAACAAACAACGGGCAAATAGATTGGGTTAATGAGCGGTTTTTTGTTGGCGACACCGTTACATTTTACGGCACTTCATTATCAATAGGTAATTTCTCCTCAGTCGATGGGACAGTAACAGCCGTCACTCCTTCTGTTATTACTATTTATTACTCTTTGGCACAATCATATCCTAACGATATTATAAATGCTATGTTGGTTAATAAGACGCCATTAACTTCATTGATATATAATTATGGGTTGATTGAAAATACTGATAATTTTAACACAAATTCGCTTGTAACATCTGAAAATCAGGGATATTATTCGACATCAGAAATCGGAACAGGATCACCAAGAGCAACAACATTTGTGGCAATGGAAGGTCTTGGTATTCCTAATTCGTGGGATTCAGGAAGTTGTCAGGCAAGATATGTTAGTGGAACAGAAACGCAACGATTTGAGATTGAACACATATTTATCATCCCATTTTACAGGGTTGGCGATTTGACCGACTTAGAAAATGATGTTCCACCTGATTATTTACTTGGAAATGCTTCTTTAAAGTATGTATTTGATGTTGATTTACGTACTGTTTTATCAAATCCAAACACTTCAAAATATAAGAAAATAGAAAATATTTTAGGTTCAGTCGGGTTTTTCAATGAAGTGTTTAACGGTTTTGATTCTAATTATCAAATAAACTCTATTAGTTATGTTGACCAGTCAACATCATTGAGTGCAGATGGATTATTAATATCAGGAACGACAGAGGTAACTATTGAAGTCGAGAAAATATCAGGGAACTTCGGTACTGATAATGTTGGGGTGTATTTTAGTTATTTGCCTCAATTACAAGCAGAGGTTGAAAATACAATAACAGATTTTGAGACCAATTTCATGTACGATAATATTTTTGCAGTAATTGGAGCAGGAGCAACATCTGGTTCAGGCGTATTGGACAATTGCGAAGCAACGGCATCTACTAATATTTTAACGATAACATTTGAAACTTCTTTATCAATAGCCCAACAATTAAGGCTTGCTAATGGAGGTAATTATCTGATTGGTATAGAAGTAGGAGACAGTACTATATCAGCAGGCAGTAGTGATGCGGTAATGTTGAAAGTAATTGACGAGTTTGATTTTTCTGCCGATATTCCTGATTTGTTTAAGGAATTTGAATTTGAATTATACCCACACACACAACCATTTGCATCAGGTGGGTTTACAGATGGAAGAGCATGGAATGAAGATGGGTTTGGGATAAAGGGAAATTTTACAATTGATTTGACAAAAGATGCTTTCATTAACTCGATGAAAGGTTTATTGGTTGCTCATAAATCAAGCGCGAACAGTTATTTCGTGATGGACGGGTTTGATTATGTACTTGGGACGGGTATAGTAACGGTAGCAGGACAAGATTACCAGATATTAGATATGGTAGCTGACAGAAACTATCGTTTAGCATCAGGAAGTGAAAAGAATGGTGTTTCGGTTACATTAGACCAAGCATCAATTGTATCACCTTATCAGGATGCTGCTTATGATTTCACGTTTGCACAAAAAATACGATGGGAAGATTGGATTAAAAATTATGATGTTGATAATATTTTTTATGATTCTTCTAAATTAAACAACAATTTGAATTATAAAAGCTCTAATTATGGTAGCTCATTTGGATATAAACTAAAAATAATGTTTCAATTAAATATCTACGGAACAAGCGTACTAGGAGTAAGTGGCAACACTATTTATAATTTTCTTTCTAATAATATTTCGGTGTATGACTATGATGATGATGAATTTTCCCCATCACCAAGATTTACACAGGTTATAGAAACATTCACAGCAGATGGATTGACAAATTTAGGAGGTGAAATATTAGTTGGTGATGATACTTTGATGAGGATTACATGGACACACACAACAGGTATAATGGCTGATATTACCGATTTTTGGGGCATTCATAGAATTGAAATAACAGGAGAGACAGGGCAACAGATTGATGAGTTAAGCACAACGGAAACAAACGAATTGACAAACAATTTATTGAAAGGGATTACAACTGATTATTTAGATATGAGTTTGGTGCTCGGGGAAATTGTAACGGAATGTTTGATTGACGGTTCAAAAATACAAAATGGAGTTAATTATAACCTAAGCGGACGAATTGAAAGCCCAGATAGACCAAAAGGGTCGTTTACGGCAAGGACATCGGAAGATTTGGAATATCGAACATCGGAAGATTTAGAGATACGATTTATTGAAAATTAAAATATAAAAAAAATGAGCGGAATAATAAGACTTTTACCTAATGAACGAACAAATGAGAATCTTCACGTTGATGATTTGATGGAAGTTCAGATAATGGACACAGGCATACCTGAATACAAACAATCAGCCTACATGAAAGTAAGCGATGTCGCAAAATATGCTAATAGTGGGGTTACTCCATTGAGATTTAAGGCATTATTTAGCCAAAATGCACCAATATTGAACGCAACAAGCAAACCAGCCGGAATAAAAATAGGACAAATATATTTGATAAATACGTATGTGGCAGGAGATGATTTTTCGGTGTGGGAATTAATAAGCGGAACAGGCAACACAACTGGCGATATTTATCGTGTAACCACGACTGAGATATTAACATGGACAAACGGAAGTGATTTGACTTATGATGGTACTCCTTATATTGTCTCAACAGATGAAACAGGAGATTTCAATCCATTAATTAATACCATTGGAGTTGGCATTTATAATTATACAAGTGCCGGAGATTTTTATTTAGAATCAGTAGGTAATTTTTTACAAGGGAAAACTGTTATTAAAATAGAAAATACATTGCCGGGCATTGTTGGTGCAGGTGTTATTTATCAGAATTTCGGTTACAGGTATGATGATGACTACATAGGTATATTTACGAAAGCGGACGGGGTATTAACTGACGATATTTTAAATTATACATTAATTGAATTAGAAATTTATCCATAATGGCAATAACAACAACAATAACAAACTCATCCCCATTTATGGCTTATGAGGGAATGGCAACAAAAGCAACAGGAGGGGCTATAATTCCTTTAGATGCTCCAGATGAGTTCAATTGTGATTATGTGGTATCTCCTTACGGTGAACTTGTATTTGCTCACCCTGACGGTGAATGGTACAAGAATGATAAAAGCGATTTTTTGTTTAAAAAAGTTATCGCTACAGACACTATATTGATTGAATTGTATAAAAATGATGTGAAGATTGAAGATTTGAACGATAATGATTTTGGAACTTTCTTTAATGGATTTACTTTACAGCCTTTGTATGTCGGGTATTTATTGGATTGGAATCTTGTTTATGCAACTTATGGCGTTGGAAACTATCAGGTAATTGCACAAATAACATCTTTATCAGTTACAATTGAAGTTCCATCACGAGTATTTATGCTTAAAAAATACACAAAAGAATTGGCACATGAAACAGTAAGGATTGAAAGCGTACAAAATGGTAATATTTTCGGAAATATTTTTGACCACACAGGGTTAGAATGGTATCAGTCGATTAGAATACCTGGTGTATTTGGAAATCCTAAACCTGTATATGAGACAGATAATTATGTAACTGAAAATCATGCTTACGAGCAGAATAAATCTAAGATGAACAGGGAGTTTACTTTATCAATTTTCCCTATTCCATTTGAAGTTGTTGAGATAATTATTTATAATAAATGTTTAGCCAACTCAATATTAATAACTGATTATAATCTTTTCGCAGAAAAAGAATGGAAAAGATTACCTGTTGTTCTTAAAGATTTGTCAAAACCTGATATTGTGAAGGTTCAAAATAAAATTTATGAGCTTCAATTTATTGATAAAAACGATATATTTGTAAAAAGAAACTATTGAAAGCAACTGTAAACATAATAAAAGACATTGTAAACAGTATTTCTGCGAATATTGTTATAAATGCAGCCATAAGCAACGGTGATGGCACATATACCGTTTATTCAACTAATACCTGGTGGTTATCAAAAGATGACATTATTACAATTGGAACGGATGATTATCGCGTAAATTCATTTATACAAAATGAAGAATTTACAATTACGCCAACTGGAACAGGGGTATTGCCTACGGCTGCCAATTTCGATTTACAGTCACCGACCTACATACATGGCACGTTAAAAATGGCTAAAAATGAGGTTAATGCCATTAAAAATAAAATGGGATTGGTCCCGTTTATTTATTTGTATGAGGTTTTAAGAGATAAAAAAAATACGGATGCAAGTTCTGCAATAGACAGGGAGACTACCTTGAGGATATTCTTTTTAAACACATCGAGCTTTAAAGATATGTTGACCGAAGATGTTTATTTAAACATTTTAGATCCATTGCAGTCAATGTTTGATTTATTTATTACGAAATTAAAACAAAGTAAATATTTCACTTATACAATGGACTATGACAATATTCCATTAGTTAATTTTTCTGAGGAGGGAAATCAGCAAAAAAGCATCTTTGATGTCAATTTATCGGGAATAGAAATGCGGTTAAACGCTGAGATTCGCAAGGATTTAAGCGGATGCAGGAATTATGTACCACCAAATCCACCGAGTTGTGCTAATGGAAATGTCGTTAATTCAGATAGTACTTACTCGTTGATTGTGCCAAGTGGCGAAACCGAGACATTGCCTGACATTACACATACCGATTCAGACCTTACTCCTGTAATATTGCCGGCTCAAACGCCAATGATATGTACACCACAAGCACCTTTTATTGATGCAAAAGTATATCATTCAGCAGGAAGCGGTTTAGTTGCATCATTAGGAAGTGGCGATAGCTATAATATTCCAAAACACAATATCCTGAAAAGCGATTTATCATTGATTGAATCGAAAGAATTTGATGAAAATTCGACAATATCAGATTCAGAAATAAGCAACTCTGATAATAGTTATTTATCATCCGTGAAAGCAACAGAAACAAAAATATTGCCGGATATTAATATAAATAAAAGTGATTCAACATTAATTGAAACAATACCGAGCGTAAAAGATTATAATGTAGGAGATTCAACTGTTAAAAATTCGGATGATTCTTATTCAGATGTTATAAAAGCAACAGACACTTTAATATTGCCGGATATTTTATTCACTGATTCGGACGGATCGACATCATCTATTCCAAGTGTCAAGGATATTAGTGCCACACCTTGTCCTGTAAAAAGCGGAATTGCTTATCAAAGACCAGAAGCTACAGGTCAATATCAATCATTTCAAGATGGTGATGATGGTTGGCATAAAAATAATGGAACATATGATTATACACCACCTGAATATCCGTTATATAGACAAACATTAGATCACACAATTACTAATGCAAATAATTTTAATACATTATTTTATCCAAATGAGTTTGGTAATTATAATAGATTTACAGACCCTATAGGAGGCTCTGATTATTCTACACATGAGTATGCTATAGATCATTTGACACGATTAGCATATTATTATTATACGTTGTCGGGACTAGATTGGTCAGAAGCTATATCAACAGCGCATAATTCTACTTCTCTTGGTTATACAGACTGGAGAATACCAAGTGCATTAGAAGCAAGAACACTTTGGTCGGCCTATGGGAGAAATAGAGGATTTAATATAATAACTGATGGGAGTGCATCAGAAGATTATCTGACAAGCACAACAAGATATGATCTTCCTACCTATGCGATGGTAGCTGGTTATGTTTATGGCGGTGGACAATTGATTAAAACATCTAACTCAATTAGAGCAGTTATGGTAAGAAATCATTATATATAAGAAATATGACACAGGATTTTATAAATAAAGCGATGCTCTCAATGGGCGCAGCAATTACCGGAACAATAGCTCCATACATCGGACAGGCTTCGGAGTTAAGAATACCTCCTATAATGATGGATATATTCCAGCTAATGAGTTGGTCCGCAGGTGTTGTTATTGCTATTATTACTTTGTTGAAATGGTTGAAAAATCGTAAAAAATGAACATCTCAAAACATTTAAGCGTAAAAGAAGTAATAAAATCGAACACAGCGACAAGGTTTGGGATAGATAATACACCAACTGCTGAACATTTGACTAATCTTAAGTACGTAGCTAATCATATATTTGAGCCTTTAAGAACTCATTTTGGAATACCAATAGGAATAAGTAGCGGATATCGCTCAGATGCTTTAAATAAAGCAGTAAATGGCAGTAAATCATCCCAGCATTGCAAAGGTGAAGCCCTTGATATTGATGCGGATATTTTCGGTAAGTTGGCTAATGCTGATATTTTTAATTATATTAAAGATAATTTGGATTTTGACCAGTTGATTTGGGAATATGGAAATGATATTAATCCTGATTGGGTACATGTTTCTTATTCAAAAGAAAGGAATAGAAAGAAAATATTAAGAGCAGTTAAAGGAAAAGGTTATATTAATTATATTTAAAAAAAAGCGATGAAATTTCAGGAAATAATATTAGACATCATAGGGTTGGCATTAATAATTCTTAGTACGTACTTCTTTTTTATGTACGAAATGGTCTGGAAAGAATGTTTAGGAGCTTTCTTATTAGGCTTATGCTTATTTTTGTTCAAAGCCAGTAAAATAAACAGGTTTATCGTAAAGCTATTTAATAAATTGCTTTCAAAAAAGGATTAATAACACTTCATAAAAAGCCATTGAAACGGCTTTTATTCCGGTGTTGTATACCATCGCTCAGTTAAAACTCAGCAACAAAATACTGTCTATATCCACAGTAGTTTACAAGGTAGTCAATCTTACCCCAGCTTCCATTCCCTAAGTCGTGTTGCTTTGGTTGTTTTTTACCTTTACCATTTAGAACTAAAATATCAGTTCCGTCAATTCTACAGTCTTGCTTATTTCCTAAAGAACGCAACACTTCGTCCATTTGATGTTTACGTGCCATCGTTTATAAATTTAATTTTGTGCGTTATTCCGCACTTTTCTTTTGAAAAAAGCATTAGGGTTAACATTCCACGTTAAATTTTCCTCGGCAACATCAATTATGTATATTCCGCATTGGTGGTCTTGCCTTACAAATTTAGCTGCATAATCAAATTTACCTTTTCGTTCAACTCTATAAACTAACCCCTCTGGGTTTTCTTGTGCAACTGTATTTTGTCGGTGTTTATTTCCGTTCAATTCTTCCAAAGCCAAATCAAGTCTAAAAGCTTGGAATCCGTGGAATATTATTCTTGGAGTTTCGATTTCTGCATTAGCAGTTTTGCTTATAAGGTCAGAATAAAGCATTCTTTCATTATTGGTTGTAAAGTAATCGAAAGCAATAAACGGATCTTTCACTACATTGTATTTAATTCCGTGTGCGCACATCATCCATTCACCTGCAATTCGTTCATTTTCGCCAATAAAATCGAATCTATTTCCTTGCATTTCTACCCAATTTGCAAAATAATGATGTTGTGTATATGGGCTTGTTTCTGCTAAATATCCAGAGCGAGTAATTGCGAGTATTTTACCGTTTACCTTAGTAATACCAACATTACTACCATCGTATTTTTCAGTTACAATTACGTAGTCGTGTTTGTCTCTGGTTTTTTCTGTCATTATTCGGTGCTGTCCTTCGTGTACATACTTGTCTGTTGCTCCAAGCTTCGAGCCAAGTAAGTGCGGAATACTACCGTAGTTTTTTCTATTTAAAGGTTTCATCGCCAAACACGTTAAAATATTTTTTTCCAAAAAACACAAAAAATCAAAAATAGAATCGAAAAAATTACAATCCATTTCCAAGATTTACCCATGTAATTACAAAACTTTTCAAACAAAGTTAGTTCAGCAGGTCGCACGACTTGAATAGGTGTTGTTGTTTCGCCTTGTATAGTTTTTTGGTATATTTCTATGTCATAAGACAAGACGCCATTAGAGAGCCTTATATTGAGCCTATAAAGCGAATCTAATATTAATGTGTCAATCGAAATACTATTTACCACGTACTTTATTTTGTCCTTTGTTATATATTTCAGCATTTCCATCGTGTCAATCTTAGTATATACACTATCTTTTATATCTAATTTTGGTACAATTACCTCGAACGGCACATTGATAGTATCTGCTTTTAATAACTCCGGGCACTTCTTAACCACTCTTTCCAGTTTTCTGTTGCATTTATTTTTATGCCTCAATTCTTTTGAAATAAAAGGATTGCAGGACGTGAATAAAATTATTAATAGAATTATTCCTATTACAACAAAGCCGATAAATAGACAACCCTTCTCTAAGGTAGTGTCCATTTCCTTAAAATCATCATCTGACATCATGCCATTTTATTTAATTGTTTGACTGACTTTCGTATGTTACCATAAAGCCGATAACCTCTAAACACGCCTGTCTTTCGAGGTTGTTCCATATATTTCACCTCAGCTTCTTCATAGAAGCGTTCACCGATTTTTTGGGCAGCCTTAAACAGTTTCCCATTTCTCCAACCGTATCTAATACCATTGAAGGAAAATTCTTTTTCGTATTTGTTCATATTATATTTTATTATTTACTTTTTTTAGCTAACAGCAACTAAAAATAACCTACGGTCGCTTACGCTTATTTTTAGTTTCGTGTTATGCACAAGCACTACTGACCGCTTCCAAAGATAGATTTCATTCCCATTAACACTTTGGTTTCGCCCTTATATCCTTTCTCAAAATGAAAGTTCCCGACCGAAAACCCAAAAGGAAAATCTATCAATCGACCGCTTCCGTAAATGATTATGCTTTTAATTCCACCGTATTTATTTATCATATCCATAATTATTTGCCTTTGAAATATCTTGTTTGTTGGTACTAAGTAGCTCACATTATCAGCGAGTTCAAAGCCTTTTCTTAAAAAGTCTTCAAATATGCTGTAAGGTGGGTTTCCTATTATCCAATCTACTTTTTCGTTGTGCATAAAAAAGTCTTTGCCCTCTCGTATTTCGCAATAATCACGATTATCTTCAGGCAAATAATTATAAAACGCTCCATCTCCTTTACAAGGGTCAAGGCATTTTCCTTTTGGGTTTAGCCAACGCACAATATGCTCACTAACATAGGTCGGTGTATAAACTATGTCCGCAGGTAAAACGGGCATATCCCAAAGTGTTGTTTGTATATTCATATCAAAAATTCGTTAATAAAACCGTGCCAGTGCATAACTGCAGCTATACGCAACCTTGCCGCAGGCGCAACACAAGGCTGCGCATAGCTGCATCCGTTAGCCACAATGCCTTAGTGTTGCTGTATTATTTCAGTATCAGTTAAAATCCTTTCAGAATTTGCGATTGAACGTAAGTGAAAATAATCACCACTATCATTAGATAAATGCAAGGCAGTCCACCACTTTTTACCATTCCTTTCTGTAAGTCTTACCCATTTGTACATATAATAGTTTTTCCTTCCTCTGCCTTGCTCGTTCACGCCTTTAAAGTGAAATATCTTTATAACCGCAAATTCCTTAATCTCTTTTCCATTTTTATCAAAGTATGGTGCTTCAATCTCAGCACAGTTGCTTACATTGTGTATAGCAAATGCCTTTTCGTTTTTATCTAAGTTATTTTTTGTCATGATTTCTTTCATATTTTCAAGCAAATATACAAATAATTTAATTAAAAAAGCAAATTGTTGAAAATATTTATTACATTTGCTTTAAAATAATAGAAACAAAATATAAATGCAGAAACTTAAACAGGCGTTCGCAAAGGTGCTAATTTCCAAACCTTACAACCAAGAGACAATTGATAGGCTTAACAAAATGAAGGAACAATCTTATAAAATGACAAAACAAGCGAATAAAAGCAAATTATTCTTATTGATTTTCAGTTAGTTACATGTTTTTACTAAAAATAATTACCTAAAAATTTGCTTTATATATATAAATTTGCTTACATTTGAAGTATAAATCAATTAAAACTACGCAAAATGAAAACAATTAAAGAAGTAATCGAAAATTTAAAAGGCGGAAAATCAGCATACGAATGTATGAGATTATGTCAATCTGCAATATTAACTATTAATAAAAATGAGTTACAAAAATTAAATGAAATGGTTGAGTATTACAGAGGTATACATGGGTGTTTAGACCAATTAAATAATAATTTTGTAGAAATAGCATAACCCCTGCTGTTCCTGCGTAGTCAGCAGGTCGGTTAAGCCCGTAACGACATTGATTTGGTTCGACGGGCTTTTCGGGTGAAACTTAAAAACTACGCAAATGCCTGAATTAATAGAAATATACCACTACGGGATATTAGATAAAGACCATACGAGCAACATAGAATTTGAAGCAATTTTCAATGATTATTCATTCAGAGGCACGGTAGATGTTGAGATTGAAATCTGCGAAAGGGCGGAACCGGAAGTAGGAATAATGAGAGATAGCTACCAATGTAACGGAATTGAATATTGGAGGTATGATATTATTAACGATGCCTGTGAGGTAATAAGCCTCAATAAAGATGAAAAAAATTCATGCAGAAATGAAATTGAAAATTACTTTGATAATTTGGTCCAAAACTTTTAAAACAAAAGATATGAAGAAAATAATTTATTTAAGAGATGGAAATTATAACTGGAAAAAATTTGAATATGAAAATATTTCAGATTTAAAAAGAGAATTTTCAGAAAGAAATATAAAAATAGGCGATGGTTGCTCATTAGGCGATGGTTGCTCATTAGGCAATCGTTGCTCATTAGGCTATGGTTGCTCATTAGGCGATGGTTGCTCATTAGGCGATGGTTGCTCATTAGGCAATCGTTGCTCATTAGGCGATGG